CATATTTGCATATCTATCAAATTTTTTAGCTGACTTACCATTAGGTATACTAGGAAACATAGCTGGAACAATAAATCCAGCAGCAGTAATAATAGTTCTTTCTGCGCTTGTTCTTGTATCATCAAGAGATCCTTTTATTGCTTCTTCTCCACCAATAATACTTCCACCTAATGCACTTCTTTTTAATCTACTACCAGTAAGTAAAAGATTAGCACCTTTAGTAAACATAAAAATACTTGATGGATCTGTAAGACCTCCTATTATTCTTCCAATGATATAGCCTGGATCTCCATTTATAGATTTCATTTTCTTTTTAAATCTATCTAATAAATATGTAGTATGATCTTCACTTTTAGAATGTAAAAAATTACCCATAAAATCTTTATAGGGTGCTAATTGTGGATCATAAAAAGGATCGTAACTTACATCTACTTTATATAAATCTGGTCTATTATCAAATACAGTTTGTACTAGTCTTTTTGCACCAATCGCTACAACGTTTTCATCAAGAACACCTCTTGCTATATTTACAAAATTAAAAGTTGTAGGTTGTTCATTTTTGTAAATATTATCATCTGTTTGATAATAAGGATTACCATTAGCAATATATACGTCAGGCATTATTTTATTTCTATAACTGGCATATTTTCATCTTCTTTTAAAGAAGGTAATTGATTATCAAATATTGGAAAAGGTGCTGCAGTAGAACTACCTTGTGCCCATTTTTCTAATAATTCAAAGTTTCTTAAAAATCTTCCTCTGTATTGCATATATCTAGCACTATCATTAAATAATTCTTGTGCTATTGTAGATTCAGGGTACATTTTATAAGTTTGATTTTCATTATCATATCCAATGTATGGTTTTACATCTTGAATATCTGGATCTGAAAAATCAAATATTTCACCAGATGGTTTATCTAATAAATCTTTAGGAATATAAGAAGCAAAGTTTCCTAAGTATCCTAATTTTTCTTCTATTGTTTTAGCAGTTAAAGCACCTTTTACTGCTGATTTCATTCTGTCTCCAATAAAACTTCTTTCTACATTAAAACCACTTAAATAACTTAAATCTAATAAAGCCAACATTAAATAACTATTTTTTGGTTTAGCTAAATCTTCACCAAAAAAATTAACTAATTCATCTTTTTTAATATTCATGTAATTAACTGATATTTCCATACCATCTGATCTTTTTAATTTTTGTTTTCCTTGTAATAATAAATCAACATTATATCCTTTATTAATTAATTCATTAGTTACCCATTTATCATTTAATGATAATCCAAATCCTATTGTTGGATCATTTTTATATTCTCCCTTTTCATTTTTTTCACTTAAATGTTCATAAGATGTATCTTTATTCATAGGATCATAAACTGTTTTACTAAATGCTCCTTCATTTTTATATATATGTGCTAAGTAAGGATTACTTATAAAATTATTTTCATTTACTTTATTTAATTTAGTTTGTTCAATATATTCTCTTTGTGCTTGTTGTACTTCATATTCTAATCTATCTTTATTAGCGCCAAATCCTATTGTATTTTCAAAAACACTTCTTACTATTCTTTTAAATACACTAGGAGGCCCTACTCTATTTTCTTGATTAGAAAAATCATCAATAAAGTTTGCAAATTTTTCTGTAAATTCTCTATCAAATTCTGCAAATCTGGAATAACCAGTTATCATATCTTGTAAAAAAGTATTAGCCCATGTATTAACAGTTAAAAAATCTCTAACATCACTTGGCATAGAAGATACCATAGTTTCATATTCGTTTTTAAAATATTCACTAAAAAAAGCATCTCTTGTAAATCGTTTATCTGCAAACTCTCCACCCATAATAGGTCTAAAATTAACTGCTGTATTATTAGGATTATGTATAACAGAAAAAACACCATCACCATCAAAATCAACTTCTATTTTATATACAGGATATTCTCCAGATTTTTTATCATATAAAGTTTTTATTCTTCCAGCGTCATACATATCAAATAAATTTGTTCTGTTATAAAAATCATCATTAATACCGTATTCTTCTTTTTGCGTATTACTCATGTTTGCCATTCTTTCTTGCAAAGTAAAAATTAAATCATCTTCTATTTGTGTTTTAGTAAAACCTAATTTAGTATAATGATCAAATAATTCGTATTGTGTTACATTACTCATTATAACTACCCCCACTAAAAACTTTCCAATTAAATCCATCATTAGCAAAATCTTCCATTATAAATTTCATTGCTCTGTTTAAATTTTTTTTAATTGATTGTTCAGTAACAAAAGTTTCATCATCAAACATTTTAGTTAAATAAATATCTAAATAAGGTCTTATTACTTTTCTTACTTTATTAGCGTCTACTGTCATACTATCAACAACTGAATCACCTAATATTGGTGTCATTTCTCCAGTAGCTAATGAAGTAAAAACTGGTACAGGTAAATTTCCTCCAAGGGTATATGCTACTCTATTATCTTGATATTTTTCTATATATTGATCTACCATTTCTGTTAAATTTATTTGATTTGCACTATCATCACCTTCATCTCCATAATTAATAAAATTATCCATAGCTATTTTAATTTTACCAGTTATTGTAGATTCTTTAGGTTTAAGACTTTCAAAAAAATTTTGTGCTACATCTACTCTTGTTACTCTATCAAAATCAGCATGACGTAATTTATGATAATCTTGTAATTTTAAAAGGTTAGCTTTTACATCACTATCTACTCCTTTAAACATAAATTCAAATCCATCTGTATCCATAAAATAATTAACCATATATGCAGCATTATCTAGTTTCATTAAATCAGCTTCAGATTTTACATTAATACTCATTACGTCATTAAAAAAATCTGTTAATTGTGGTATTGGCTCATTCATCATTTTAGCATAAGCTACCATTTTGTTAAATTTAGCAGTAGATATTGCATTTTGATCTTCATCTAAAACAGTATTACCATCTGGATCTGTAGTAAATACAGATTCAGTTCCTAACCAAGTATCAGCAATATTATCAACACCTGATATTATTATTTTTTTAGGCCCATCTTCAGTTTCAATCGTTCTTAAACTTGGAAATATTTTTTTCATATGTTGTTTAATAATCATTTTTTTTAAATCTTCTTGATTATTAACACCTAATGCTTCTAAATATCCTTTTTGTTCTAAACTTACAAATAATCTACCTGAAAATGTATCCATTTTCATACCACTAGTATCTCCAACAAAATTTTGTAAATTTTCATCAATACTTCCTTTAATCATTTGTCCTGCAAAATAAGAATTACGATAATTTAATTTTTCATTATCATCTAATTCTAAATCAATCATTTTTCTTTCTAATTGTTTTTCAGTTATTATTCCAAAATCATCAGGATTATTTACAAAATTATATAAATCATTATTTAATTGATCTGCTATTGCTAATTTTTTTTCACTTTCATATTTAACTAATTGATTGTTATATACGTTTAAATGACCTTTCATAAATGATTCAGCATTAGAAATTATTTGTTCTCTTTCATCTTTAGTTGTATTTACTAAAGTAGCTTTACCATCAAGCATATCTATTTGAGGATTTTTCATATATTCTTCATTTAACATTTTGCTAATTGCAGTATTTAATTGTTTTATTTTATCATTACCTATTTGATAATCTCCACCCATTTCAGTTATTTCTAACATTGTAGTATCAATTATATTTTTAACTTTTGTATTTACTCTTAACTGTTCAAAAGAAACTTGCATTGTTCTTAAAAATTCTTGTGGTGTAAGCATAGCATTTCTATCTTCAGGATATGCTGCATTATAAACTTCTAAATGACTTTTATACATTTCTGAAACTTTAGGCAGCCAAACATTTTTATGATAATCGTCTATATTATTTGTAAAAGTAGAATCTTTTTTAAGTTCAGGATCACCTTGACTTACAGTAGCTAAATCAAATAAATCTTCTAAAGTTTCTTCGTTATGCGTTCTTACTCTTTCATTTTGCAATTTAATTGCATCATCATGATCTTGTTTAATTCTATTAGCAAATATTGTTTCACCTTTTCTAATAGCTTTTCCTGAAATCATGCTTTTAGTCCAAGATTTATATCTTGTAGGAGCTTCAGCTACTAAAGATTCAATATAACTATCAGTTGTTGCTGTAAAACTTTTTGGATCATTAAAAAATTCTCTTGCTTTTGTATTAATAAATTTAGATGTTTTAATTTCTAAATCAGCTTTATATTTTGCTTCTTCTAATGACGCTTGACGTTTAGCAAAAAAATCTAATTTTTCTGTTGCAACTTTTGCAATAGTAGAAACTGGATCACCACCATAAGCTGGTACTACACCCATTCTATTTGCTACTGAGGAAGCAGTAGTTGTTACTTGTCTTTTACCTGTTGTTAATGCCATATTATGCTATTTCTTTTTTACTTCCACCTTTTCCATAATAATCATATTGAGCATAACCTGTAGTAAGTTCACTTATTGCAGATACATACCCACCAAATACTAAATCATTTTCTTTATATTTATTTTCATACAACATAGATGTATATTTATTTTGTATATTTTTTCCCATTAATCTAATGTTAGCTATATCTTTATTTGCTTTATTTTTAGCTTGAGCATTTATATTTAAAAAACTTCTACTATCATCAGAATATCCACTTATAGATTGCCATGCTAAATTTTGAGCAATAGTATCATTTAACATTTCTTTTCTAGCATTTTCTTCTTCTAATGCTTGAACAGCAGCTAGTTTTTTTTCTGTTTCTAATCTATAATTTTCTCTTTGTAATGCTGCTCGTTGTGATTGAACACTAGCAACAGTACCTACTGCACTTACTATTGCTGCAGCTGCAAACATTGTAGAAGCGTTAGCACTCATGCGAATTGTATCTCCATAGCTATTCCTAATACCTTTAATGGTAAAGGATCGTTTTGGCTAATAGTAATTGTTGGACTTTTACTATAACCTAAAAAGTTAAATTCTTTTTTTTCTGTTACTGGTGTTGTATCACTATTAATTGTAAAATCAACTTGCTGTATAACAAGTTCTTTAGATGCTAAGTCTTGTGCTTTCATTGTAATATCTAATCCACCAGATATATCTACAATAGCTTTATTTACTCGTCTTGGTTGTCCTGTCAATGGCCCAGTATCTATTTCTTTATCTATTGGCATAGTTTCTAATATAGGAGTAAAATTAAATCCTACTCTTGTACCACTAGGAAATGGTGCAGAAGTAAGTGTAATTCTATTGTTACTATCTACTGTAAATTCACCTAAAGATCCATTACCATATACTGCAAATACTTTATCTGTATTTTCATAAATAGAATTAACCGCATGAACAAAACCTTCTACAATAGTAATAACTGCATTATCTGCTGGTGAAACAGCTAAGTTTTGATCTAGTGTTAAATCATAACCAGCAGCAGTTTGTGTTACAGCAGTAATTATATATTTAGTTGCATTACCAGCAATAGTAAAAGTTTCTTGTATTTGAGGTGCAGAAGTAAATCCATCTACTGATAATGTGTTTCCTGTTTGACTAGCTCCATTTACTAATGGTGTACCTTTTTGAAATACAGTTGTAGTAGTAGAACAATCAAGAGTTATACTATCGTCATTTGCAAATCTTTCTAAAAAATATTTTGTACCAGAAGGTACTATTCTTTTTACTATAACAAATAATTGATCATTTAATGCTGTTATACTATGATATTTATCACCTGATTGTGTTTCCCACATAGTCCACCCAGCTATTTTTTCATCACGAATAGAGTGAAACACAGCTATTTTTCCATCATCATTTAACCCACTATTTAAGAAAAAAGCAAATTGTTCTGGTTTAGTTTCATTACCTGTCATCATTGATAATTGTTTTGGGCTATCTATTAAATGCGAAGCTAATACAGATACACTTGTAGATCTATATGCTTGTTCAATATCAGAAAAAACATATTCTCTAATTGATTTACCATTTTTTTGACTAAACAAAGAAGCACCATCAAAAGGTATAGGTGCAGCTCTATTGCAGCCATATGGTGTTTGTCTAAGAAACGCTATACTTGTTGGAGTAATTGCAGCAGACTGAGAAGATACTGGTACATAGTATTCACCACTATCAGTAAATATTTGTAAGTTTCTTGATGAAACAAAATGTCTAATTTCATTTACTGTATCACTTGCAATAACAACATTAATAGCTTCATTTGCTAAACCTGTACCAACATCAAAGTTAAAATAACCTCCTATTTGACTAGCAATAACAGCAGAAGGATTATCTCTTATTCCACCAAACCATAATCTATTATCATGGAATGATACAGCTTGAGGATATCCTCTAGGTACAGAAAATAATTCTTCTTCCCAATCATTATGTGGGCCAGTACCACCAGATACAGTTTCAATAACTGTTGCTGTAACAACAGTAGGGCTTGTATATCCAGTAATTAAAACTTGAGATCCATCTATTTTTAAATAATGATTTACATAATCACTTGAAAAAATACCAGTTGACGCAGTAATTGTTCTACCAGCTCCTGTTGCAGATGTGCTTAAAGTTAAAGTTACACTTGCATCTTCATATTTATAAAATGGTGCATGAGTTTTATATGCACCAGAAACTACTACATCTTCATCTAATTCAAATTCATATGCAGCTACAGTAAATGTACTAGCAGAAGTTCTAGTAATTTTTCTAGGCTCATTATTTCTATGTGTTAAAAAAACTGTATCACCAAATTGAGCATAGTTTAATTCAAATAACTGAGCAGTAGTCCAGTTACAATTACTAGTAATATTAGCTTGTATAACAGATCCAGTATTTGAATAAACATCAAGTCTATTATTAGATAATACAAACAAAGCTACTTCATCATTAGAAAATACAAAAGGAATTATTCTACATTCCCCAGGCATTGTAGCCATATACTCTGTAGCTGGTCTACGCATAACTCCACCTTCATCTAGTAAATACCAGTTGCGTACTTGTTTACCACCTTCAAAATATGCTTTAGCATCAGTTCTAGCATTGAGTAAATTATTAATCTCTCCAGCTGAAAAGTTAGTATATACTTGTCTTATTTTTCTAGGCATTATCCGACCACAAGTCCACTACGACTGCTTCTTCTTTCTGTTATAAATCTATCAGTAGAAAGTGTTTTTGTAGTAGTTTCTTGTGAATCAGTATTTTTAGCTATTAATAATTGTCTTTCACTTAGTTGATCAAACTCTCTAACTAGAGCTGCGTCTCTTGCTACTGATCCACCAAAGATACTAGCTAGTTTATATTCTACTGCTAATCTAAAATGAGGAGGAAACTGATCTTCGCTTTGTCTAAAAATATAATCCATAATTACTGCATTTTGAGATCCAAAACCATCTAAGTAAATTTTATCTTCGTATCTACTATATTGGATTAAAGCATCATTAACTGTAACTGCTAAAATTTTTAAACATTCAGGATTAGCTGGTATTTGATAAGCGTATTCAAATCTACCAGTAGGAGCATTAGCTAATAAAGATAGTTGTTGCTGTCCAGTAGCAAATCTCCAATTATGTCTAGTTAAAGTAGATTCTACTACTTCTTCGTAAATTGTATTTGTTACAAGAGCTTCTGTTGTATCATCATTAAATGATGAAATAGGATTTGATCCTATCATTACTAATGCTCTTGAAGCTATATCTACTTTAGTTACTGCCATATTAAGCTCTTTGTCTTAATTGTACTCCACCTTCTACATTAGGAATTATAATAGATAAATTTTTTCCACTAATATTAGATATTTTATATTTTGTTGCTAAATAACCTACTGCTTCTTTAAACTCTTTACTTCTTGATTTTGGATCATCAGATTCAACAATACTATCTAATATTGCTAATTGTGTTCTTACATCATCAATTTCTTTTGTTGATAATTGTTTAGCACTTGCAACAACATTTGCATTTTTGCCTTTATATATTGTAGCAAATCTACCATCTGATCTTCTTTCTTGTGTAAATTCTTGTTCTGGTTTTGAATTAGATTTTGTTAATGAAGCTGTTAATGCAGCAGTTCCCATAGCAGCTAATGCTCCTATACCAAAACCTAAAATTTCATCTTTATCATCACCTACTAAACTTGTTGCTGCTTTTTTTGCAGATCCCATTGGATCATCTTTTATTTTTTTTGCAGTTTTAACAGTTTTTTCACTTACTTTTTTTGCAACATTTACAGCTTTACCACTTACTTTTGTTGCAGTTTGTCCAGCAGCTCCAGCCATAACATTTGGAATTGCATCTACACCTTTAATATTACCTCTTATTTTTTTTCCACTTGGATCTTTTATTTTTGTTGCATCTTTTAAAATATCTTCTTTAGCAGTTTTTTTTATTTTTTTACCTTTAGTTTCTAAATCTTTTTTCTTTTTTTTGGCAGCAGAAATTGCTTTGCCTACTATTTTTTTACCTACACCTATTGCTGCACTTATTGCCATAATTTTTCCTTATTTGACTAGAGGGGGATAAACCCCCTCATAGCTGTTAATCTCCTTATGCAAGAGCTACTGTAGTTACAGTAGTTGCTCCAGTTTCAGAAGTAACTGTTATTACGTCCATTTCGTGAGTACCACCTACACCGATTGAACAAAGGATAACGTCACCTTTGCTTAATTCTTTGTAAGCAGAATTGAAATAGCCAGATGCTACAACAGCTGCTTTAGCATCACCATCAGTATAAAACCATAGTGAGTTTCCAGCACCCATTCCTGATATCTTCTTAATCGGATTTGAAGTTTCGTATGCCATTAATTACCTCCTATTCCGCACACTTCTGTACTCTAATACCATTAGTATCAATTAGAATTGATCCCATGGATAGGTAAGAAGTCATTAAGTGAGATACCTTTTCAGGTATGTAGTTTACTTCAGTTCTAACTTCAGATCCTACACCTAGACCCATTGATGACTTGTGCCATGCAATAGTGTGTCTATCAGTAGAGCCAGATGTATCAAGACCAGAATGAACAAATACTAAGAAACCTAAGAATTTTTTCGCTGTGTAATTCATACCAGAGAAAGGTAATTCGTTAGATCCAATGTATTCCATTCTTGACCATTGATCGTCATCTAATAAGTTAGACCATTGGTTAGGGCCGATTGCCCAATATCTTTGACCATCATCAGGAACATCATTAGTTCCGAAAAGCGCTTGCATTTCTTGGAACTTATCTACGTTCATGTCAGTTGCCACAGTACCACCTTGTGCACCAGCGTTATTAGCTAGTGTAGTAGCAGAACTCATAGCATCTGTGATGATTGAATCAGTTTTACGACCAAGAGCATATGCTGCATTATTTGCAACAACAGATCTTTCGTCAATGTTGGTTTTAAGCTCGTCTAGTTTGTCTACGTAATCAGACGCATAGAAATCAGCTAGAGTTGCAGTAACATTTGTGTGAGAAATGTTCATAGCAACTACTTCTGCGTGTCTAGCTTTGCTAGTAGCTTCTCCTGTTCCAACTTTTTGGAATTTTACAGATTCGCCACTTACTCCGTTTACAGTACGCACTAGGCTTTTTAGCTTACTACCCATTCTTTGATATGCCATATGCACTTCAGCTTCGAACTGAGTGATAAAAGCATTAGTAATAGAAGCAGACATTTTAACCTCCGTATGCTTGTTAAGTTTACCTAGATTGTCTCAGAGGAGTTTGATATGTTATCTTTTCAGGCATATCTATGGCCTTAGAGGTCTATTTATTTCTTACTGACATTTTTTTTAATATTTTTCAACTCACAAATATCAACAATGTTTTCTTTTGGAATAACAGTTGTATCACCGATATCTGTGTCATTATAAGACATATAACAAATAACTACGTTTTTGTTTTTAACTAACAAGAATCCTTCAGTAGTATTAATCGCTGGTTTAAAATTAATAGCTTCTTCTGGGTTTAACCATTCTGCATGAGATATAGCATCTCTCCATTTAACTCTAACTCGCTTTTTTTGATCCGTAGTATTTTTCATACATATTAGAAACTTTGTTTATATATGCTTGATCTCTTTCTCCATCTCTCCAATATCTAGGATCTTTCATCATAGATCTAAGATCTTCTAAACTTGGAGCAGCTTCAATAGCTGTTTCTGTTTGTGGTATTGGAGCATCTTTATTAAGTTTCATTATTTCTTCTAAAGCCTTTACACCTTTAGCTGTACTTGCAAATTCTGCAATAGCTTCATAACTATCAGTTGATAAATTTTTTTTACTCCAAAGATCAGCAGCTTCTATACGTTGATTAGCATTTTCACCTAATAATTCTTTTTCATTTTCTATATCTGGTAAAGCAGATACTTCATTATTAACAAATGCTTCTATACCTTTATTAAATTCTTCTTGTGATAATCCTTTACTCTTAGCTGTTTCTGTCCACCATTGTAACAAAGGCATTTCAGGATCTATATCCATCTGAATATTTTCTGGTATTTCAGGCATTGAAATTTCATATTTTTCAGGAACATTAGATTTAACTTCATTAGCTAAATCTTCTCTTATTTGAGCTGTAAGATCTTCTGTTCTTGATCCTAATTTTTTTTCTAATGAATTATAACTACTAGCTAATTCTTCAATATTAATTTCGTTAGTATCTTTGTTCCAAAATTTATCTTGAACAAAATCTGGTTTACTAGATTCAGTTTCTTCTGTTTGAGTAACTACTTCTTCTTCTGCCATTCTTTACCTCGTTTAATTCTATTTTTAATTTGTTGCAGCATATATCGTTGCCCTTCTAAATGCCATAATACTCTACTATCGGCATTAGGATTAATAGTAACATTCATAACAATACTATCAAAAAATTCCAATAATTTTTTTCCATCAGGCCCAGAAAAAACACTAGCAAATGTTTGATCTATTTCAGATGTTTCTCTTTTATTATCCTTGTGGCGATTGACTAGGGATTCCCAACTCATTTTGTGCCATATTAGACTGTTGTGCCATGTTTTGCAACTCTTGTATCATTTGTTGTTGTTCTTGAGGATCTCTAATTAATTTTTCTGGTAAACCTAATTTTTCTGCCAAATATCTAGCTACTTCATCTTGTTTAACAATCATATTAAGAATTTGTGGGCCAAATGTTTGAGCAAGTATTGCATTAAAATTATTTACTACTGCAACATCTTGTTGATGTTGAGCTTGAGCTAATGGTGATTGAGATATTACAGTTACTTCTCTATTATCAATTTTAGGTATTTCAATTCTACCTTGTTTAGATAATATTCTAATTACTCTACGAAGTAATGGTGTTACAAACTCAGATTGTAGTCTACCAAATGAAGATCCAATTTGTCTTGATAGATCTGCCATTCTTTCAGATACTTCAGTAGCAGACATTGGTGTACCTTCTGGTCTACCAAGTGTTTCCATATATAATGCTTTTTTAATATTTTGACGCATATCAGATAATATTAATTGAGCTACATCAAATCTTCCAGCACCAGCTAAAGGTGTAAGACCTCTACTATTTGGAGCTACAGGAATTAAAGCACCTGGCACTAAATTTATATTATCAGGATTTAATACACCATCATCTTCATAAGTATAAATACCACTAATATTCATTTGAGCATTTTGTAATATTAATTCTACTGTAAGGTTAGTTGTTTTAATTGCAGCCATGCTGTTAAATACTGGGCCACGACCATAAACTTCTCCTGATCCTTTATTCCATCTAAACACAATATAAGGATTGCTACCAACTCCATCTAATTCTTTTTCAAAAATTATTTCTTCTTCATTCATACAAGCAACACAGTATTTATATTTTTCTGTATTTGCTTCATCATATAATCTGTAAACACCTTCAACTATATTTGCTTTTTTTGTTTCATTATTTTCAATAGCTTTTAACATCTTTTCAGACATTTCAGCTTTAGGATAAGCTGTCATTAATTGACCATAAGCTATTTGTCTTTTTCTAAATACAGTATCTACTTTATTATCTGGGCCATTGTTCAACATAACTTTAGGCAAAGGCACAGCAGTAAACTTAATAGGATTTAATGCATCACCTTCTTCAACTAGCATTACACCAGTACCAATAGCACAATCCATAAATGCTTCATGTACTTCTTGATTAAAGTTAGATCCAGCTAGTATTTCAAAAACATATTTAGTTATTTCATCTAATGCTTCATTAACTGCTGGTTTTTGATCTTCTGGTATATCAGTTCCAGCTTCAAAGTTTGCCCATCTACCATAAGTAGGAACAATACCAGCTTGTAATCTACTTGCAAATTCTTGTATTCCTACTACTGCTGTTTCATCAAATATTTTATCTGTACGTCTTTCTCCTACAGTTTCTTCATAGAATGATTCTCTTTGTGGCATTGTGTATTCATATGCTTCTTCATATTTATCTTTCCAATGATCAAAGATTGTTTCTGCATCTTGATATCTTTTAAAAAAAGTTTTAAATTTTCCGTCAGTATAACCTGATGAAATATTTTTTTCTGCTACTGGAATAAATGCCATTATAGACCTCCAATCATTCTACCTTCTATTACTCTTTTTTTCCCATCAAAAAATCTTCTTGTTCCTTTTACTGCTGCTTCTTTTCTAGCTAAAGCTGCTTTTCTTAAATTTGCTTGTTGTACTCCTTCTGCTTCACTAGCTTCTGCTTGTGCTTTAGTATCTTGTATTGTTGCATCAGAAGTATCTGTATTACTTTTAGCTGCATAAGAAGTAGATGATGTTTCTCTAATTAAGCCACCTTGATTAAAACTGTTTATATAATTACTATATTGATCTTGTCTTGCTTTATTAGCAGCATAACCTAAAACACTAGAAACAGGAAAAGGTGCTAATGCTGACAAAGGAAGTAATGCCATCATTTTTATTTTTTTTTGTTGTTCAAACATTTGTTTAGAAATAGGTATTTGACCCATAATAGTATTTTCACCACTACCCATAGAAGTACCCATTATTCCAGTACTAGATATTATTTGATTACCTACAACATTTTGAAAACTATCATTGTTTTCATTGTATGTTCCTAACCCAGCTTCTGCCATTCTTTTTTTAGTTGCTGTTGATGCTGCTTCTCCATAAAATTGAGGATTGCTAATTTTTCCACCTGTTATAGGATCTCTTGTTGCAACATATCCCATATTTGGGCCACCAATACCTCCTACTGCTGTTAAACCAATATCTTTTTTAACTTGTTTAGCAATTTGATTAGCTTGATTATTGTTGTTATTATTATTGCTACTTCCTCCTCCACCGCCAGAAGATGAGCTTGTACTTGTTTTACCACCCATTAAATTTCTTTTCCTTCTTGGTAGAATCCTCTACCACCAGCTCTTGAGAATAATGATCTCATACCAACCATTCCTTTTGCTCTTCTTTTCTTTTCTTTTTTTTCTTTAGCTTCTAATTTTTTTTGTTCTTCTAATTCTTCTTCCCTTCTTCTTTCAATATCTTCTCTTACTGCTTTGTCTGCAGCACTTTCTTCATACTTTGGTTTTTTAAATGCACCCATGATTATAAGTCTATTTCACAAAAACCATTTTTTTTCAACGCACAATATAACTGATTAGGTGTAAATATCCAAAATTTAGACCAACCAATCATTCTTTGCACATAACTAACGCAGCTATGTTCTTTTATCCAAGACCCCATAATTGTTGGAAAACTAGGAATAGTGTCTTGCACAGGCACTTTTACTATATGTCCATTTTTTATTTGTATTAATCTAAATATTTTATCTACTTCTTCTTCATTAAGTATTTCTATATTTAATTTACCAAATAAAAACTCTGCTATTAACCATATTTTTTTTTCAGGATCATAACTCATTACTCCACAATGCTTAAATCCTTTTTTAAAAAATTTTGTATGTTTATGATAATCTCTATTTTCATAGAAATAAACTAACCATTCATTCTGTTTTGCCATACACTTCTTCTTTTTTTATCACCAAATATGTTCCAA